TTTCCTTATCTTGTGCTTCAACATATAGACTACGCATGTTTGTTTTCATACGATCTTTATCTAAGTCTGTTTCAACTGCTTCAATATACGAATCTAATAGTTCAGTAGTATCTTCAACACTAATATTATCATCTAAAACATTCGAACCAAGAAACTCATCAAATGTTTCTGCGATCTTAAGTTCATGTATTTTTATCTGCTGTATAGCATCTATAAATTTATCAAACTTAAAAGGATCAGTTTTATTTACTACTACAACTTTTACGAAATGATCTTCAAGAGTTTCAGGATTAATTTGAGGAATACCTTTTGTATCATCATAAAATATTTTAGTAAACATTGTTATAGGATTTCTTATAGCGGTAAGTTCTCTAGTTTCAGTATCTATAATATGAAAGTGTTTAGGATCACCTGCATCTGCCCAGGTAAATTCCATTTGAGAACCAAGATAATAGATATTGTCTTTATGTGATTTAGTATGAAAGTGGCCAGACATTACCATTTCAAATCTTTTGAATAAATCTGATGACATACCATGAGGACTTTTTATTCCTCTCATCATATCAAAACCACTCAATTCTAAATGTGCACCAATCCAATCACATTTTACATTCTGCAACCAGCTTAAATACTTTTCTGAATTTTCTGCATTCATCCATGGCAAACAACCTATTTTTAAACCTGCATAATCTACGACTGTAGGTTCCATAAGTATGTTTACATTGCTAGTAAAATAACCAAGCAACTCTTTTAATGAACATAGTCTGTTAGTGTTTTTGTAATAAACATCATGATTGCCAGGAATAATATCCATCGTTATTCCTAAATCTCGCATAGGTTCTAGAAATACTTTACGATTATCATTTAATGCTTTAAAGTTTACAAACTTACGATGATCATAAAAATCACCTAAATGTAGTATTTGCGTTATATTGTTTTCTTTTAAATAAGGAAAAAAGACTTCGCCGAAAAATCTTTCTTGATATTTTAAGAATATGTCTGAGCTATTTCTGACACCACAGTGAGTGTCATTCAAGACTGCTAATTTCATTTAATCATCCCATAAAAAGTTCAACACCTGCTTTTGCTTTAGGTGGCTTCTTTTTCTTTTCTTCTTTTGCAAAATCAGATATGACTCTGTCATTACTACGTACTACTTCAATTCTTTCTCTTAATTGATCAACAAATGATCGAGTTACAGATGTATCTGAATTTGAATTCATTCTATCGTAATGTACAAAATCTTCTATACCAGCTTTTTCAATAAACTTAAATTTAATATCCTGCTGTTTCTTTTCTTTTGCTAGTCTTCTTAAGAATGCGTAATAACAAATCTGTGTGAAATATGCAAAGGCGTTAGGTGCACCTGTTCGAGTAGCTGCGTCTATGTTATAGTTTCTTATTGCCTTTAAGCAATTTTCAACAGCATCCATAACCATTTCTTCTCTATAAGTATATCTTATAAAATTAGCTTTATGTGATAGACCTTGTGCAATCTTTAAAAAACATTCTGCAATATAGTTTGTAACATTAGGAATCTCTTTACCTTGTTTTTCTGCTGCATCAACTGTTTTAACATATTCCACCACAGCAAGTGAAAACTCTTTGTTATTCACATAATGTGGCTTTTGTTTTTTCATTTTATTTCCTTTCATAACTATTATTCTACCATAGTTTGACGAAAATGTAAACCGTTTTTTTGCAATCTCGTCATTATTATTTGGCGTTGTTCATCTGACATTATAACCCAATCTCGTATTTCGTCTTGTGATCTGCCACAACCAATACAAACTCTTTCAACTAGTTTACATATCTTGACGCACGGTGACTCTATATCTTCCCATCTTATTCTTTTTCTCTTACCTCTACGCATTTTTTTTCCTTTTACTGCAGATTAACGGTGTACAAACCGCAGAATATATGGTATAATTAATAGAGGTTTTTGGAGGGAGGAGGATACCCTAATGATATGTAGGTCCTTTACCGTCTTTTGTTAGTAGAGGTGTGAGTATTTCTTCTGCCTTTTTTGCTACTTCATCTTCAAATTCTTCCATTTCTGCTTTATCAACAAACTCAGCTTCACTCTTATCTTTACTAATATCTAGACAAATTTTTATATATCTTTCTTTTACAATATCTGCACATTCTGAATGAGATACAATTTGATTAGGATTAACTACACACTCATCTTTCTTAGAAAATGGATGCCACTTTGAAAAAAAGAAACTTCCCATTCCCATGCGATGTATCTGCAATGGTCGCTCTAAATGAATTAGAGTATCTTCAGTGGTTTCAGCTGATCCTACATATGAAATAACTTCTTCTCCATTTACTAATTTAAAATGTCGAATATTAACGTCATCAAATGTTTTATCTTTTTCTGTCATATTTCTAACTCATGAATGTTGTACTTAAATTTCTCTCTCGAATATATTTTAATCCTCTCGGCTGCATGATTTAATGTAAAGTTTTTGCTTTTCTTCCAATGTAAATCATCAGCCAAATCAAATAATGTAGTAGGTCTACCATCATCACTTTTTCTTAGTCCACGACCTATGCTCTGTAATATTCTTATTTGGCTCTTTGAAGGAGATGCAAATATAATATTATGCAGATTCCTAATATTTATACCTGTAGAAAACACACCCATGCTTGCTACAATAATTGCATTTTTTTCTTGCTCTGTAATATTTCTAACTTCCTCGCGCGCGTCCACACCCGTCTCGCCTGACACGTAGAATACTTTTCTATCTTTATCTGCTCTTTCTGATATCATAGTATGTAATGGTTTGCCGTGTTTATCAACAAATTGAAATAAGATTAACGTATTACCTTTTTGATCAAGAGCTAAGTTAGAGATAAATCTATTACGTGCTTCATACCTAACAATAAAATCAACTTCTTCATTATACTTCGATCCATTCATTGCCTTGCATAGTTCATCACTATATTTTAATAATAAAACTTTAATATCTAATTTTGCTAAAGCACCTTTGTCCATAAGTTCTTTTGTAGATGTAACTTTAAGTATTTTACCAAACAGACCTTCCAATACAAGCCTATGCGTTTGTGTCCCATCTAGTGTACCGGTAGTTCCAAATCTATATTCAGATTCTCTCATTTTACTTAATATAGTACTTAATGATTTTGCTTTAAAGTTATGTGCTTCATCTCCAAAAACACAACCAAACTGTTCAAACCATGATCCAGGCATTTTGTAAATAGATTGCCATGTACTAATTACTATATCATGGTCGGCAGTTTTAGATTTACCTGCATATATTCTATGGATACAAGAATCTTCAAATCCTATATCGTTTCTAGAATAATCTGCAAAGTCTGAATACATCTGTTCAACCAATGATGTTGTTGGAACTATTATTAGAACTTTCTTATTGAATTCTTCTATGAACCATCTTACAACACAGTATATTATAAGTGATTTACCTGATGCGGTAGGTGATAACAATAATGCTTGTTTATTATTAAGACAATAACTTATTGCTTCAAGCTGATAGTCTCTTATTTTTATAGGTCTATTTTTTACTGTTAAATTATATGAGTCTAAAAAATCTAAAGGTACGTTTTGTTTTTCATTTGGATAACCATATTGAGAATCTTCTAATTCTATCTTATAGTTTCTACCTTCTTCATTTGCAAGTTTTTCAACATAATGATATAAACCAGAATATAATTCTTTTGATTGAGTATTGAAAAGACGAATCTTTCCATCCCATACTTTATTACGAAATGCAGGCATAAATTTATATCCCGGCACATAGAAAGTAAAATAATCACTTATTTCATTAAGTATGGAAGGTTCTGCATCAATTGTTATAAATGCATGATTCTTCTTTTTAATTTTAAGCATCAGACACCTGAAGTGAATTTGCGCCATTCAATCATATTTTTGATTGTTTGATGCCTCCACTTTATATTTTCTAGTATTTCTTTGAATGTTTCTACTTGTGTTTTATATAACTCTATTTTAGCTTGTGCTTCTTGAATATGCGGATCTGCATCATAATAGTAATCCATTTCGCCTTTAAGTATTTTTAAACCATCAAGCGCATCATACTTCCAACCTAATTCATCAATCTTTTCTTTTGGCATTTTGCCATTGTACCAAAGCCATTTATCTCTCAACAATACTTTAAAATCAAGTTCAAGTTTCTTGACATGTAGTTTTGCATGTGAATGAAGTTCTAAGTATTTTGAATGAAGTTTGGCAGCATCTCTTGATGCATTATCAAGATTCATCTCATCAAGTTGAGAGTCTCTTTTCCACATTTCATGTATTTCATCTAGCGTCATAATATAATCCTCAATGTAATATTATATATTACTTAAATTTGTAATAAGAATAGTTAAAAGTTGCTGCAGCTGTAAGATATTCTACATCTGTAGTGTTTGTTGAAAATGGAAGTGAACTAATTGATATAGGATACGCGTCTACAAATATAATTTCAGTACCTACATTATTGTGACTTGTAAGTATCTGTAATGTTATATCACGAGTTTTTCTTTCATTATATGTTTGACTTCCAATTTTTTTATCTGGCTCAATGACTAAACCTAATATCCAATCATGTACTTCTTTATAGTTTATCATATCTTCATCTACAAGAAATGTTATTTCAAGAGGAGAATACTCAAGCTTATCAGGCATCGCTGTAATATTTCTTTGTTTATATTGCAAAGGTGCACCAGCAGTAGATATATCAGGTAAAGCCGCAACTTGTACAAAATACTGTGCGTTCTTATATTTTTGATTATCAATTAATAATCTAAATCCTGATGGATTAACAAATGTAGTTTCATCTTGTTGTGGTGCTACATACGTGTCTGTAAAGTTAATCTCTGCTTGATACGGCATATTTAATCCTTAATCATAAATAAAATGATCGTCGTTATCATCATCATCTTTTCTGAACCTCCATTTAAGAATAGTCCATTGTTTTTTTAACCACTTCTTTATTCTATTTATACAATTCATTCCACCTATCAATCACTCTTTCGAAAATAAATCGTTGTCCATTATGATTTGGATGAGTATCAGTAATTGTTAATTTTTGACCTTCTAAACTATTAAACGCTTTTGTTTCATTTTTCAAAAATTCATCTCCAACAATCTTTTCATCATCCCATTTTTGCATAACTTTTTTATGGCCAAGATCGTCATATCTTACCCATTTTACTTTTGTTATTTCTCTATTTATTCTTAGTTCTTTTAAGGGAAAAAACATTTTATTGTTGCCTTGACTTTTTAAAAAAGTTCCGGATTTTCTATCTATATTCCAAACATGTTCTCCTCCTAATCTTTTCAAATAAGGAAACCCACTAAATCTTTTATCCTGTTCTAATATCTTATATGTTGGATTTTCTTCTGTTGTCTGATATAGTATCTCGTATTGGCTAGGCCCAGCATCATCAATCATATTTCTTCTTTCCGTATTTTTTAAATGAGTATTAATAGGTGCCATCATTTGAAACACTAAAAGCTTTGCACTGATTGAATCTGCTAATTTAGAAATAGTATACATTTGCGCAAAAGTACTTAGCAAGCAAGACTTAAAAAGATTCATTGCACTATGTTTTTGTACATTTACAAAAGATGAATACTCGTGGCCTGGAAAAGGTTGAACATGTATAGTAGGAGGACAAACTTGCTGGACACCACTCGAATAAGGATACGTAAACCTATCC